GCCCCCCCTTTCCGGCAGCCCGTTGTCGAACTCGAACAGGACCCGATTGCCCAGGGCCAGGTTCTCAGCTGTGCATTTGGAATCGGACCAGGCCAAGCTGAAACCTGCCCGGCCCATGCCGCACATCCTCCACACCACTGACTCCACTGCGGGCGACAGCTCGTCGATAAGAGCCCCCTGCCGGTCGTATACCGTGCATCTGGCTATTCCGTCGCTCATGCGTAGTCCCTCTTGGCCCACCCAATCTCGATGGTTACCGCGTTGGTGCCGGTATCATCGAACCGGAGAGTGTTGTTTCCGGGTAGGAGCTTCAGCCACTCTCTGCGGGGTCCGTTGATTATGGTCAGCGCTTCGAGGTGCTTCGACCCGTCATCGAGCAGCGTTATCACCTTGTCGTACGTGTCGATTTCCAGGCTCTCATCGGTGGCCATCAGGAGAGCAACCCCGATGATGTCTCCGGTGGTCTGGTTGGTGAGCAGGCAGTCCAACTCATAGCACCCCTGCTCGGTGGTGGTCAGCGCTATGGCTGGGGTATAGGACGAGTTCAGCGATACTGTCACATCGGAGCATTCCACCCTGAAGTACTCGAGAGCAGTCTGCGTGGCGTCCGCCCGCAAGGCGATGTACTTGACAGACAAGCTGGTAAGGTTCTGGGACCAGGACTGCCAGGTGTCGGCAACCGTAGGGTCGGGGATGTCATATTCGTCATCCCAATAGACACCGTCAGCACTTGACTGCAGGCCGATGGCCTCTGAGAACATGTCCATGTTGCCAGCACCATCAGTGGCCCTCTTCTCTCCGTTCTGGAAGTTGGCCGCCGTGATGCCCGCAGGGTGATACAGCTGGTGCCTGCCCACAACCCCGCTGCCGCTTACTATAGCGAATATGCCTATTTCGCCGTGTTCTCCGTCCGGATTGCCCGACATGCCCGGACCGTTGACCTGGGTGTATTGGTTGCCATAGTAAGGGTAGACCCGGTCATAAGGGTCAGCAGTCTCGACATAGGACCACCTGCCGCTGCGGGGTAGCTCGTCCTGCCCGTCGTGCTCCCCGAAGTTGTTGTAATCCCACGAGGTGTTGGTGGAGGTGTCCAGGTCGAAAGCTGGCTTGTAGTCGTCATCCTGGGTCGGAGCCGTCAGGGATGAGTTGTCATAGAACCACCAGACATCATGCTGAATCCAGATGACGGAGGTGCTGGCTGTATGGGCGGCCATCGACGTTCCTTTGGCGGCCCTGGTGATGCCCGTGAACTTCTTGTCCCCATCGTTCTTCGAGGTGTAGGTGAAGGCTTCTGAGTCGATGATTACGATTCCCGATGCGGGCATGCTGCTTATGCTCTCGTTGACGTCTATGCTGGTCAGGTCGCCAGACGAAGCGATGGCCGTCTTCAGCGTCATTGGCACGTCGGCCTGGAAGGTCAGATTGACCCATACCTTGGTTACCGTGGTGTTGAAGGCTGCCGTGCTGGCCCCGAACCAACGGTCCTTCTGCACTCCGTTCACATACACTCGGAAATCGTCGCCGTCGGCCTGGGCTTTTCCCCCCGTAACCAGGGCAGCAGTGTTGAGCCCCCCATTGGTGGTGTCGTAGGGATAGTTGGTATATCCCACGCTGGCCTTCCAGTGTATGGGCACCCAGCGCTTATAGCCGAATCCCCCGGTCTTGCCGGTGGTGGGTGTTATGGTCAGGATAGGAAAAGCGTCGTCTTTCCCTGTGTTGCTGACCACCTTTGTCTGCCCGGTACTGGTTATGTTCCAGTCGGTTGCCTCTTCGTTGCTGGTGCTCCTCCACCGTACATCCCCGCTTACAGACAGCACGGCTATGTACATCGAGCTGGTCACCTTCTCCCCGTCTGACTTTGGGAAGAGCCCCAGGCAGACTGCCTCCACGTACCTCTCGTTGGAGGTGCCGTCATCATCGGTAGCCACCAGCTGCTTCGGCTCCTCGTCCTCTGGGTCGAACCAGCGCATCAGGTAGTCTCTGTAGGTTGACAAGGGTGTGGCGTCTATGGTGATTCCCAGGTATAAGGTCCTGGCCTGCCGGTCCAGAGCCCCGAACAGGGGCCAGCGGCCCATGCGTTTCACGGCTATGGCCTCCACGCTGGGCAGGCTTATCGCTCCTCCAGCCTGCAGGCCCACTGTGTAGTTGGACCCAAACGCGTGGCCGTCCCACTCGGTTATTCTCATCTTCAACCCCCGACCTGCTGCAGTTTAGACAGCTCCTGCAAAAGTCCCCTACCGTCCCGCACACCACCCAACTGCACCGGCCCGTACATGGTCACGTTCTGGCTGCCGTTGCCGGGCTGCCGTCCCCCGCTAGCCTTCAGCGTCTCGATGAGCCTGGTCATCTCCCGGACCACATCGTTGGGCCAGATGACCCCGGCAGTCGTCGGGCTGAAGACCTCAGGACCACGCTCACCGACGATGTAGGACTCTCCGGCCATGACCGGCCCGCCAGTCTCCCTGTTCTTGCCCTTGGGTTTCGGTGGTGGCTTCGTCGGGTCGGTGTCCTCGTCGGCCTCTTCGTCACTGCCTCCCCCCTCGGTTTTGACCGTGATGACTGTCTCGTCGGGTATCTTCTCCAGCTCGTCCAGAACGTCGGTCACCGACTCGCGCATGGCCCGCATGCCCTCTGTCCAGTCGTCCTCCACGTTGCCAGCTGATTCCTGGACTGCCCCCAGAGCAGCAATCGACAGGTCGTTGATGAGGTAGTCGGCCAGGGTACCGGCCTCCACCTCGATGCCGTCAAGAGCGGCAAGCGTCTCCTCGCTCAGGACGCTAACCCCGGTCAGTATTCCCTCGTTGGCTGTGTCGAAGTTGGTAAGCAGAGCCCCGAACGCATCGTCAGGAACAACCCCGCCGATTTCCTCCTCTATCTTGTCCACGTCGGCGCTCACCGGGTCGATGAGCCTAGCCACGTCGAACGCCTGGCTGATGGCAGTCTCCCTATCTGCCACCCAATCCTTGCCCAGCACCTCGTCGAGGGTCTTCTTCGTTTCCTCGGCAGCTCCGCCGGTAGTGTCGAGCATGGTCTGGATGCCCGCAACCTGGGATTCGATGATGCCCTTGAGGGTGCCGTCCATCTCGAGCATGCCCGAATCGAGCAGGGCCAGAACCTCGCTGGCCGAATCGGCCACCTGGCTGAAGTCAGGTCCGAACTGCTGTTCGCTCCATGCCGCCAGCAGGTTGCTTTGCTCGGCCAGCGACAGCGACAGCTCGAGAACTGCCCGATTTCTGGCCTCTGCCTCCTGGGCCAGCTGCTCCTCTCTGGCCGCCTGCAGGTCGGCTTTCTCCTGCTCGATGGCCGCCTTGCGTTTGGCAACCTCCCCCTGGTAGGCCGCTGTGGCGTCGGCCTGAGCCCGCTTTTGCTCGGCAGCGTTCTCTATCCACGCCTGGGAGTTGGTGTTCAGAAGCTCTGGTATCTCCCCTTCCAAGATGGCCGTCTTCAGGTCAGATGCCCACTCCCGGACCCCCTGGTCTGGCGGCTTTGTGTAGCCCATGTCTTGCAGCATCTGGTACCAGGGTGACGCCACCCCGTCACTGATGATGGTATCTACCCGCAAGGCCCACTCGTCCCAGGCGTCTTCCGTCATCTTCAGCCGCTCCGACACCGTGGTCGGTTTCGGCAGGCTGGCCTCGAAGTTCATCTTGACGGAGCTGTACACGTTGGCCGCCTTCTTGTCCAGCTCCTCCAGGCTATCCTGGTACTTATCAGCCGACTTGGCAGCTGCTGCGTCTAGGTTCCTGATGCCGACGGCCCCCCTGGCCAGGGTGCCGAAGAAGCCCTCGTAAGCGTCCCGCAGTGACGTCACCTTATCGGACAGCTCTTTGGTGGCATTGAGCAGAGCCTGCTTCTCCTCTGCAGTCTTCTCAACAGCGGTAGCCGTATCCTCCAGGGCAGCCGCAGCCTCTCGCTCCCTCTCCACCCATGGGTCAACGGCAGCCGTGGCCCACTCGGTGACCTGCCTCAGGTCCTGCTCCCTGTCTACGGCTTCGCCCACTATGGACACAAAATCGTCGAGGGTCTTGCCTTGCATGCCCAGCCCCTGCCCCCACCTGCGGACAGCGGAATCGCTGGACATAACCATCAGCTCCATATCGGTAAGGGTGCCGATGCTGCTCTGGATACCCTCAGTGAACAGGGCCAGCTCCTCCTGAGCCCTGTCTGTCTCATCCTGCCACCTGGGCCACTCCCGGCTATAAGATTGGGCCAGCTCCCTGGCGAACTCCTCCACCGATTCGGTAGCCTTCTGATAAGCTAGGTAGTCGAACGCGTCTGACGCTTCACCGGCAGCCTTGGCCTGGTCGTATAGCTCCTCGGTCAGCGCTTCGCTTTTTATACCAGCCGACTCCAGCTGCTTGACGTAGTCGACGTAGCTCTCCGACGATTCGAGGATTTTGGCTGCCTCCTCCTGATGAGCCTTTTTGACGTTCTGCAGGTGCATCACCAGGACGGCCAGCCCGGCCAGCAGACCTAGAGGACCATACAGGGCAGCGGATGACAGGCCGATTCCCGCAGCCACACCCTGGAAAGCCCCAACCAGGCCCAGCAGCTTCGGACCCAGGCTGACAGCCAGCCCGGACACCGTAAGCATAGCCCCACCAAAACCGGCCACCTGTATGCCGGTTCGCTGCACCGGTTCGGGCAGAGCCCGTAGCCACTTCAACACGTCGGTGCCGGTGGTCACCAGCTGGGACATGACCGGCAGGAGGTGCTCACCTAGGGCCGACTGCAGCTCCTCGACATGGCGGCTCATAGAGCGTAGCTGCTTGCCCGCAGTACCCATGGCTGCGTCGTAGGTGCCAGCAATCTTCTGCCCCTGCTCGAGGGTGGCGGTTAGCGCGATGTTCTGCTTCTCGAGCATGGTCAGGCTGGTAAGCGTTCGACCGTTCTCGATGGCCCACTGCCTGTACTCCTGCTCGAGGTTGACCATGATGCCCCTGTACCGGAGAACCTCTGGCTGCAGGGTCAGGATTCCGTGCAGGATACCGTCGAGAGCCTGGCTGCTGTCCTCCATGCTGATGACAGCCGCATCCTGGGCCAGCCGGGCCAGCTTCGTGGCCTGGGTCAGGTCCATCTCGTTCTGCATGAACTTCATCAGAACGCGGTCGGCTACCTGGGTAGTGATGCCCAGGTCCTTGACGGCCTCTATCTGTTTGTTGACCTCTTCCATCGAGTTGCCGGTCTGGGTGGCGATGTTGGCCACCACCACCCCCAGCTCCTCTGTCCGGGCAGCCGTCATTGTGGCCTTGACGGCCAGGCCGGTCAGGATTCCACCAGCGGCGCCCGCAACCAGGCCAGCCTTGGTAAGTGACGACTCGAACTCGCGCACCTGCCGCTTTGCGTCGTCGAAGCCCTTCTCGGTGCCGGTGGCGTCGATGGTTATGGTGCCATAGGCGCTACCCAGGTTCACACCATCAGGCATCGGTCACCTCCACCACGTTCTCGACCCGGAAACGCTTACCCCTGTATTTGAGCAGCACATGGCAATCAGGGTAGAACCAGCGCATTATCAGGTTGCCCCGGCCATCCCTGCCGACCACCTCTGGCGGCTTGACAGTATTGGAGCGACGACGGCCAGGCAGGTGCACCAGCTCATCGGCTGGCATGTTGTATAGAATCCCGCACACCGCTTCACCAGATTCCACTAGCAGGTACCTCCATCTTGCGCCTGACAAACGGGGCAGCGCTCCTGTATCGCAGGTCGGCCTTTTTCTTGCCCTCTTTCGATTCGAACAGGTCGTCGATTATCAAGCTGCCGTCCTCTGGCATATCTCGTACAAGCAGCTCTACGTGCTGACCCAGCTTCATCACCGCCAAATCGAACTGGAAACAGAGCCAGGTGTCGTCCTCGTCCAACCCCAGGATGGTGCTTGGCCTCACCCCACCATAGGCCCTAGACAGCTTCCACAGCGTCCACAGGTTCTTCGGATTCGACACGAAAGGGTCGGAGCGTCCGGCCACCCCCGTTGCACCAGTTGAAAACGGCTATCCGGTCGAACATCGACAGCTCATCAGTCCCCAGAGCATCGTCTGCGGGGACGTCCTCTATCCGTGGCTCGACGAAGGCTGCCCGGCACACCATCAGGGCCACCGCACCGTACTTGTTGAAGTCGTCGAGCGTAAGCCGCACCTCGTCACGCTGCAGCAGGCTCTCTACCAACCCTGCCAGCGGAGCAGGAACAGCCGAATCCGCCTGCTCCGCCAGGTCGATTAGAGCAACCCGACGCAAGGTGACAACCAGGCCGCTGGGCAGCTCGAACTGCTCCCCGGCCCGCTTTTGCCGCCATGCCATCAGGTCCATGGGTCCCCCTAGGTGCTGGGCAGCGTCGCTGCCGTTTCGTGCTGGACAAACTGGTAAATGCCATCGCTGCCGTCGTCAACGGCCAGGCCGCTGCAGGAGGTAACGAAGAATTCACCCTCTGCGAACCGGCCCTCGATGGACATCACCTTGGCTTTGTTCAGCTTGCAGTGGATATCCGACAGAGCGTCATCAGACACCGACTTGCCGTAGATTTTGAAGTAGGGATAGTGCTCAGCCGCGTCACCCTGCAGGGTCGATGTCTGGTTCGGGGATGTGCCCGAAGTGACCACCGACCGACCGGTGATTAGAGCGTAAGCGTCCAGGCTGATACCCCCCGACTCCAGGCTCCACTCCACAGCCTCAGAGATGGAAACGACGGCCAGCAGGCTGTCATCCCCGGTCATCTCCCCGCTGCGGACACGCTCCCGGAACGTCAGGACCCGGCTTGCCGGTAGGTCAACCTGGGTCGTCCCCGTGATGTCGGTGAGCTTTACATCGCTCAATCCGAAAGGCTTATCTCCATACGACATGCTACACCTCCGTCATGGTTGTTTCGTTATGTGGTCCAAGCGTCCAGCCGGTAACGACCGACACCTGCACCCCGATTGCTTTTGCCAGCTTCTTGGCTTTGGCCTGGCTGATGGCCAGCAGGTCGGACAGGGTTGTGTAGCCCTCCAGGGCCACTGCCCCCAGCAGGTCCTCGTTCATCCCCTCCAGCTCGAGCATGGGCTCTAGCTTCGAGATGGCGAACTGCTCCCCGGGGTGCAGGAGGAGGGTAATGACCATCTGCGGGTCCGTCACCTCCACCGGGCCACCCCTGGGCTCCCAGACCAGGTCCTCGACTACCCGCCTGCCAGCACCTCCAACGAAGTCAATCAACACCGCACACCTCCTCTATTGCGTCCATCAGCCGACTGGCGGCATGCTCCCAGGTACCGTGATTGGCCAGCCACCTGCTGGCAGCCTCCCCCTCCAGGTAAGCACCCTCTCTCGAGGTGTAGCAGCTCAGCATCAGCTCCGACAGGTCCCGGTGGCACGGTTCTGCCCAGCCGATGTCCCTGTCCCCGAAGCCCTGATAGACCATCTTGCGGGTCTTGCAGACACCTATAGGCTGAGCCCACTCGTCGATGTCTACAGCCAGGCCGCTGTAGTTGGTGGCCAGCACCGGCAGCCCGGTTGCGGCAGCCTCCCTAGGAGGCAGGCCCCAACCCTCACCACGGCTGGGAAAGACAAAGCAGTCTGCCTCTTCCAGCAGGGCCACGTACTCTGCCCGTGGCAGGATACCAACCACCTGCCTGACGTTGGCGTCGGAGAAGTGACACCCATCAGGCAGTCTGTCCCTGAAGTGGAGAATCAGCTCCACATCGGAGCTGCCCCGGAAAGCCTTCCAGAACGACTGATAAGCCAGGTCCCACCCCTTCCGTAGGTCGTCCGTTCCGTTCCACAGAAAGCGGTAGGTCCCCGTTCGGCCCCTGCGATTCACCAGAGGGAAGTCAGCCGGGTCAACCCCCAGCGGCACAACCCCCAGCGGCACAGTGACCCCGCTGTTGAAAAAGCCGACCCGGCACCACTCGCTGGGCACCAGGCAGGCGTCAACCCCGTCATTAACCAGGCCAACGCGTATCCTGGGCAACCGGTCCCCCTCGAACATGGTGAACCCGACCAGGCTGTCGGCCTTGACGTACTCGTACCACTCGGGCAGGTAGAAAAAGACGACCCTGCCGTCGAACTTCCAGCCCCCGTCTGGCGGGCTGGCAGCAGATAAGTCCAAGGCCCGCACACCGTATAAGTCTTGCAGAGCAGTGGCCAGCTTTCGGCCAGCGTAGCCATACCCCTCAAAATCCCGGCCCATGTAGGCGAACGACAGGTTCATGTGCTCAGTCCCTCTCCCGTGTGTCTGTCGATGGTGAATCGCAGGTGAGTCATCTCTGCGTCCAACACGTCGTCGTAGCTGTCACCGATGCCGCCAACGTACGTCACCGTGTGGATGGCTCCGTCGTCTGCCTGCAGGCTGGCGTTGTTCAGCACCTCCCGGACCCTGAGCCTGGCCTGGTCGATGGACGCATACCCCGACCCGTTCTGCTCGTACAACCACACCAGGACAAAAGCCCGCTCGAAGTCGTTCTCCCGGTGGCCCTGGGAGGTGAAAGCCTCCACCGTCACCACGGCACACGGCAGGATTGACCCGTTGGCGTCAAACGCTGCGGGCGTCAGCGTTCGGCTGATACCCCTCCTGTCGTACACTCCCCCGGACAGCAAGCTGGCCAGGGTGACGTCGTCCTCGATGGCCCCCTTTACTGCAGCCCTCATCGTCTCGGCCATCTACCCTCCCTCCAGTGCTTTTCGTTGCCGTCCTCGACCTCGATGTCTGGCACATGCGGCAGTCCCAGAGAAGCGTACAGCCATAGCTGGGTCTGCTCCGGCCTGGCCACCAGGTCCTCGTAGGTGATGAGCACGAAGGGCAACCGGTGCACTTGCAGGTCCCTAAACAGCCTGAGGGTGGCCTCCTGCAGCTTGGCAGCCGCCACCGTGGGGTCTGGCGCATGGCCCCTCAGAACCAGCGACGAAGTGCAAGGGTGCTGGGCTCTGACCGGCACAACAGCGGTTATGTCGGCCCTGCTGTTTCGGCGCAAAGCCTCGACCATCTCCCCGATGTTGGGGTAGCTTACCCCATGCGGGTAGCTCCTCCTCCACACTATCGGCCTGTCCTGGCTCGACAGCGGATGGTCATCCCACCACTGGTAGTGGTCAGAGTTCCCGACACAGCCCCCGGAAACCAGAATGGCCGTCAACAGCCGGGTGCCGCTGGACTCTGCCCCCAGCACCAGGTAAGCCTTAGTCCTATACACCGGCAGGTTCATTCCATCAGCCTCTTTACAGCGTCCCACACCGTCCCCTCGAACAGGCCGATTGTCGGCATGATGATAGCGTACTTGCCCTGCCATCTCAGCTCGAGGTAGACCCCGTACTCCATGCCGTGGCTCAGGTATAGGACCACCTTCTTTTTCTGGTCGTCCACGATGGTGAACAGGCTCTGCCTGGCGTTGCCGGTCCGGTCCGTCCACGGGGCATACGCCTTGGCAAAGCTCTCCATCTGCGGTGCATAGTAGCGAAGCAGGGCAGCGATTGCCGGTGGCAGCCGCTTCTCGTACGCTTCGATGCCCTCGATGATTACGCTGGGTGGCGTCGTCCACCTGATGCCACTGCTCACTGCACCGTCCTGGCCCTGGCCTCTATCCGGTTATTTTGGCCCGGTGACACATAGGTCACCTCGTACAGTTGGCTGTCAGCCATGAACCGGTCCCCGTACTGGACGTCGAAATCCTCATCCCCCAGGATGGTCACCGTGTCCATCCCGGCCTCGGCCCCCTCGCTGTACGAGGTGGAGCCCCCCGGCAGGCTGGCCACGATTCGCACCGTCTGCGATGCCAGCGGGGTGCCGGCCCGCAGCAGGACGATGGACACCGGGTCATCGGCTATCTCCCGCTGGGCATCACCGGCCTTGACGGTCGATTGGTCCCCCAGCCAGGAGGTGAGCAGGTGCCCGATGTCCCCATCTTCCCCCAGCCATCTGTCTATCACGGCAGCAGTCCCTCCACCAGAATCTCCACCTGGCCGACCAGCGGCAGGTCGTTGCCCAGCTCCACGCTATTGTACACAGCCGACACCGTCATGTACAGGACGGCATTCTCCCTCTCCCCAACGGTCAGGTCCGTACCCTTTAGCACGATGTTTACCGTGGAGCCCGGTGTTGGGGTGCCGGTGTTGATTGTCTCACCGTCCTCATCCACCAGCTCCCAGGACACAGACGTTGGCGTCACCGGGTCCCCGTCCTGGTCGGTGAAGGTGGCAGTGACGATGTAGGTAGAGCCCTCGACAGCTGAAACCGACAGCCTGGTCGCCATGGCCAGCCTCCCCTAGTTCATCTGCAGGACGATGGCCGCTGCAGCGAACTCGGCTGTGTCCCCATCATCGACGAGCTGGTCCGTCATGGCGTTGTCGTACATCAGGACCTCCCCTGATGTCAGGGCATCGCACAAGGCCACGCCAATCACCGTCCCCCACGAAGCCGTAGCCGTAGCAAAGGTGATGGCGTCAGCGCTGTCCACGTAGGACGGGTCCCCAGCCACTGCCAGGTCCCAATCAGGAGCTGCACCCCCGTTGGCGTTTACCTGCTTGCGGGCATAGCTGCCCCCGCTGGGCTCGGTGATGGTGTCCCCGTCGTCGGCGTCGTCGGTGGCGTTGGTGATGATAAGGGCCAGGTAGTTGGCTGAAATCGTGAAAGCCTGATTCCGGAACATCCGGTCGAGGAACGCGTTGGCCGCGTAGTCGGACACCTCCCCGGCAGAGATGGAGACGTACACCACACCGCTGGCCACCGACGGGGTATTCCCGTCGTTGATGGTCTTGCTGGTCCCGAAGGCACCGGCTGCCAGCACGTTTCCCGCTCCGTAGGTGGCGTTGTCGGCCACGAACCAGTGGGTGACGGTCCCCCAGCTGCCGCCATTCGCTGCGGGGAAATCGACATCCGCGTTCTGGGTGATTAGCCTGGACCCAGCTGCCCCAAAGGTGATAGCCGTCCTGGCGTAATCGTATGCGTTTGGTACCTCGTTGCAAGACGCTCCTGTGGCTGCATCCGTAGGGTCGGCAGTCGAGAGCCCCAAGTACAGGGTGGCCACCGACGAATACGGGGTCAGGCACAGGTGGTCTAGCATCTTCTGTTCTGCGTAGTTTGTAAGACTTCCCATCGTTAACTCTCCTCAAGGTCGATATCAGGCCGACCTCCTCCAGTAAGATTGGCCCCCGGTCGGCCTCCCATGCCGACCATGGCCCGATTTCCTGTTAGTCCCATCCGGATTAGCCGGTTCACCACGCC